GGAGGTGCAAATCATAATGGAAATCCCGCAAACGCAATAAAACCTGCTTATTCAATATACTCTAATGGAATATACCAAACGGAATATTATGGAGCTACAGGAGGGGGATGGAGTTATGCTGCACCTGGGCAATTGGTGTCAAATTTTTCACTTTTATATTCTGATTATCATGATTATTATATGAATAGTACTAAAGCATATACTGCATTAGGTCATTATAGAGCATGGTATAAAGGAGCATTTGATAATTGGAAATGGTTTTATGTAAGTAATTATCAAAATTTAATGCAATTACCTTGGTATATTCCTTGCATGGTACATAATTATGATATTACTAAAAAAGTATTATATGAAATTGCTTTATCTAAAACAGGAAACGCAACCGATGCTTTAGCATTAGCTAATACAAAAAGAGCAGCAGCTTATTTATGGAGAAAACAAGAACCTCTTTCCAATTCAGATTTTACATATATGAGAAAAGAAGTAAATTCTGGTGGTGGGATAGCTATTTCTGATACACATAGATTAGAAACTTCTCCATCATTAATGCAAAGTGCTACTGTTTGGGGTATGGCATATTGTGACGGAATACATTTTTGGGAGTTTGGGTATGTAGGCGAAGAAAAAGCGGCTTATTGGGATTGGCTTTATAATCATGGTAATGATAGAACAGCAGCATTGAATTATTTTGGAGATTGTACAATGATTGGAAAATCATCCCATGATTGGGCATATATTGGAATGTTTCAAGTAGCACAAAATAGAGATCTTATTGAAGCCCCTACTAGTTGGCAAGTACCTAATGTAAAAAAACCAGATACAACTTTTACATCAGGAACTGAAAATTATCCTGTAATGTTGTATAACAAACAATTACCAATTGCTAGATATAAATTATCATCTGATGGTACTGAAGCATTAGTATTAATTCAAAATCAAAGTAATAATGGATACACTAAAGCTACTCATACATTAAGATTACCAACAAGAGGTGATTATGAATTTACAGTAGATACTTGGGGACAATTTACAACTGTACTTAGATTAAGTGCTATCCCATAACCACCACCAATAGATTAGGTTGTGGATAAATAATTTCTTATATACGTTTATAAAAAATAAGTTACAATGAATAAATTTTTAGAAATAACAAAAGCATGGATTACAGCTTTAAATCCATCAGAAGAAAAACAAAAAATAGCAGATCAACGTATTGCAGTATGCAATACGTGTGATTTTAAAAAACATAATGAAATAACAGATATATACTATTGTGGATCTTGTGGCTGTCCACTTAAGGGTAAGGTATATTCTCCAGTAGAAAAATCATGCCCAGAAGGTTTTTGGGAAGTATAAATAAATAAAAAATGACAAAAATTACAGACGAAGAATTACAAGAAGTAAGACAACTACAACAAGATTTTCAAACAATTACATTTCAGATTGGTGAGTTATCGATAATTGAACATAACTTACAAAATCAATTAGATAATATTAAAACAGAATTAAAGAATTTTTATTCTAGTTTAAAAACTCTACAACAAAAGGAAACTGATTTATTAGATAAGCTAAAAACAGCATATCCTGATGTTAATATTAATTTCGAAACAGGCGAACTATCGTAAATAAATAAAAAACCCTCTTTGCTATTAGGTGGAGAGGGTTCTTATTTTGTATATTTATTATCGACCAAAACAATAAATACGATGATAAATATCACTTACATCTATCTTATCGAAAATATCGATAACGATCCCTATAAAGTCTATATTGGGAAATCAAAATCTATTCTATCCCGAAAACACAAACATAAATCAACATACGGAAATAATATTGTATTTACAATAATAGATGAAACACCATCATTATCTAAGTCCAAATGGGAACCAATAGAATCATACTGGATAGAACAATTTAAACATTGGGGATTTGAAGTAATGAATAAAAATAAAGGGGGAGGTGGTATTGAATTTAGAACCGAAGAATGTCTAAATCGCATTATATCTAAACTATACAAACAAATTATCCAGTATGATATGAATTTAAATTATATTAGGGAATGGGAATCAATAATACAAGCAGTAAATGAAACTAATATAACAAATATACCGAATTGCCTTCAACTAAAAAATAAATCAGCTGGTGGATATATATGGAAGTATAAAGGTGATACTGACTTCAGTTATAATACTTCTGATCATAAATCCAAAAATACACCTAAACCAATTGGGTTTGGATATAAACCAAAAGGATGGGGAACCGGAAGGATACATACTACTGAAACTAAAAATAAAATAAAAAATTCTATTCAAAAATATTATAAAAATATAAATTAGATTCTTTGTTTTACATAAAATAGTATATATTTATTGTAGAAATTCCCAAATTATAATTATTAAATAGAAATGGCTGAAAAAATTATATCACCAAATGTGTTTGTGCGTGAAAGTGACAAATCATTAGTTTCAAGAGGACCTGTTGTAACTGGAGCTGCAATCGTTGGACCAACAGTTAAAGGCCGTCCATTAGTTCCTACAATAGTTACCTCATATTCAGAATACGCTTCAAAATTTGGCGAAACTTTCAAATCAGGTAGCCAATACTTCGAATATTTTACTTCATTAGCTGCTAAAGAATACTTTTCAGGTGGTGGACAATCATTATTAATAACTCGTATCATCTCAGGTTCAGCTTATAATCAATACGCTCAAGCATTTGTTAATACATCTGGATCTACTTTATCAACAGCAAACTCTGCTTCATTTGCTTTAGAAGTTAGAGATTATGGTGATATTTTCAATAACACTAGTTCATTATCTGCATCCGGTAGTTCATTAGCTTCTGGTTCTGCATTCAATGTTCGTTGGGAAGTAACAAACGTAGAAGTACAAAAAGGTACATTTACTTTAACTATTCGTAGAGGTGATGATAATCAAGGCAATAAAAATATATTAGAAACTTGGCCTAACTTATCATTAGATCCAAATTTACCAAACTTTATCTCACGTCAAATCGGTGATGAAAAGCCAGTATATGTAGCGGCTGCAGGAACAGAAAACGCTTATGTACAGTTAACAGGATCGTTTGCAGGTGGTTCTCAATATGTTCGTGTTGCTTCAATTTCTACATTACATGTTGATTCAATCGATAATGATGGATTCTTTAAATCCGGATCATTATCAGGTTCATTACCTACTGTTGGATCTGGTTCATATGGTGGATCATTTAATGGTGGTGTTGCTGCAACAAATCGTGGTGCTGCTTCATTCTTTGATGCTATCAATACTGCAGCAACCGATTCTCAAGGATTTATTGATACTGAATATGTAACTGCATTAACGTTATTAACAAATAAAGACGAATACGATTTTAATTTATTATTAGCTCCAGGTATGTTCTTAGGTGCTAATGCTTTAATTTCAGATAATAGTGCCGTATCAGCAGTAGAAGCTCGTGGTGATTCATTTGCAATTAAAGATTTAGTTGCTTACGGTGATACTAAAGCAAATGCTATATCGGCTGCAGCTGCTGTAACTTCAAACTACGCTGCTGGATATTGGCCTTGGGTTCAAATCCAAAGTGCTAATTTAGGTCGTCCAGTATGGGTTCCACCATCAATAGTGATGGCCGGTGTATATGCCTTTAACGATTCAGTAGGTGCTGAATGGTTTGCTCCAGCCGGTTTAAATCGTGGTGGTATCGGATCTGTAATAAGAGCTGAAAAACGTTTATCAGCAACAGATCGTGATGATTTATATGCAGCAAACGTAAATCCATTAGCAACATTTCCTGGTGAAGGAGTAGTTGCATTCGGACAAAAAACTCTACAAAAACGCGCTACATCATTAGATCGTATTAATGTTCGTCGTTTATTGATTAACTTGAAACGTTTTGTAACAAGCGTATCTCGTCAATTAGTATTTGAACAAAATACAACTGTAACACGTAATCGTTTCTTATCAGTAGTTAATCCATATATGGAACAAGTTGTTTCAAAACAAGGATTATATGCTTATAAGGTAATTATGGATGATACAAACAATACAGCAGACGTAATTGACAGAAATCAATTAGTTGGTCAGATTTATATCCAACCTACTAAAACTGCCGAATTCATTATCCTAGATTTCAACTTACAACCAACTGGAGCTACATTTCCAGCATAATAAAATTTAAATAGCATATATTTATAATAAACAATATATAACAAATGGCAGTATTAGATCCTTCAGAAATTATGTTTACCGCTTTTGAACCAAAAGTTCAAAATCGTTTCATAATGTATATAGATGGTATCCCATCATATTTAATCAAATCAGTAACTTCTCCACAGTTTGAAGCTGGTGAAATTGTGTTAGATCACATTAACACTTATCGTAAAGTTAAAGGTAAAGTAAGATGGCAAGATATGTCATTTACTCTATATGATCCAATCACTCCATCTGGTGCACAATCAGTAATGGAATGGGCTCGTTTAGCTCACGAATCAGTAACTGGACGTGATGGATATTCAGATTTCTATAAGAAAGACTTAGTATTCAACGTATTAGGACCAGTTGGTGATGTAGTATCAGAATGGATTATTAAAGGTGCATATGCAAAAACTGCTAATTTCGGTTCATACGATTGGGCAAATGATACTGCTATATCAATCGATTTAACAGTTGCAATGGATTATTGCGTATTGAATTATTGACATACTATATGGAAACAGTTTAAAATACTATTATCCGTTGCTACATATTTTATCCCTCTTCAATATTTATTATCGGAGAGGGATTTCTTATGCTACAAAAAGACAAAATAATACGAGACAAATATAACGGTATTCATCCAACATGCCAGTGTGGATGTGGACAAAAAACACGTTATGAAGCTAAATTAAAAGACTACTGTAAATGGATACATGGACATCAATCTCGTGTAGCTGGTCATTTCGGTGATTTAAAATCAGAAAAACGAGTAAACGCTATCATTAATACTCGTAAACAAAAATTTCAATCTGGAGAATACGATCATATACTTAAACAAGTATCCAAACCACGT